AAGTTACCGGGGGTGGAACGCAGTGGCATACTTCACCTATTAAGTCACAACTTCGAACGACGCAGTGAAGGTCAGCGCACTGGCTGTACCACTAAATGCTGCGACCGATTGGTTCTCCGTGATATATAGGGGGGCAGTCTTATCAACAATGATAAGTGATGCGTTGGGGGGAACAGATATTTGATACGCCACGTAATACGCCGTACCACTACCAAAAGTGGCATTGTTAGCTACAGCAATTGAAGCGGTGGCTGCGCTTGCCGTAGTGTTTGACACAATAATGGAGTTGATCTTGTTGACTGAATTCGTTGCTGGCTTTAGTCCGGTCAAGCTAGTGGTGCCGTCGTACGTCCACGAAGTCGTTGCTGTCGCGGCAGAGGAAGGGATCACATAGGCAGTGTTCCCAAAAATGCTCGCCGAGTTCTGAAGATTAGGGTTTGCCATGATTTGTCCTTAAATGCCGTAGACCATGTTGTTAATTAAACCTCTGCCACGGGGAATGGCAGTAACTGCCGGATACGTAATAAACACATCTTTTGTACCCGCACCGAAGTTAACTAACGCATTACTGTTACTAGAAGAAAATACTGTAGTACGCGCAAGCGTAGAAGGTGAGGTAAAAGTGCCCAACCCAACTTCCCAGTTAGAACCAGATTGATCAGCTATGGTGTAATAACATACATCCCCAGTAGCCATTACAGAAGTAAATGTCCTAAACCCCGTAACTGCACCTGCTAAAGTGAAATTACCAGTGCTAGTGCTGGTCGATGTTTCTTTAACTCTGTCTGCTTGAATAAGCGCCATGATTTCACCTTACGCCGTATTTATTAACTGCCAATCGTCAACTTCTTGGGTATCAATTGGTATCCAACTTACGTTATATAGTTGACCTACGGCACCCGAAGTTGAAACTCCCGTAAGCGCCGCTATACCATCATACCTTGTTGTCACTGTACCTACCGCGCCAACTGCCGTAACCTTAGTTATGGGGGTGCCGCCCATATTACCGGCAAACCCTTCAGCGATTACGTCGGTAATTGGTAGCGATATGTTTGGTCCCGGAGATGCTATAACTCCATCCACCGTTACGCCGGTAAGCGCAACAAGCACTCCCGGAATCGGAGTCACAACACCAACAGCACCAACAGCTAAGTTACCGGATAAACCAAAACTGTTTCCAGTACCGACGCCGCCTTCGGCTCCTTCAGCCTCAACCCCTGTCAGTGTTATGGTACTGTCTACCGACAAGCCCATAATACCTACTGCGCCCGTCGCCTCAACACCAGACAAAGCAACCAGAACAGTAGGTGCCCCATCAATAATACCTGTGGCCCCATCAGCAGAAGCCCCGGATAGCGGTACAGCTATATCGGGTACTAACGTACCTACTTGACCAGAAGCAACGACCCCCGCTCCGCCCTCAACATCATCTTCAGAGCCAGTTACTACACCAACTGCACCAGTAGCGTTGACACCTACCAACTCTATAGCTAAACCGGAGGCGCCAGTGACGTTACCAACAAACCCAGAGGCTGCAACACCAGCCAGCGCAACAACCTCTCCCGGTACAGCCCCAACAGCGCCAACTTGACCAGAAGCGCCTACACCAGTAAGTGCCTTATACTCTTCAGGTACTCCCGTAACTGCGCCCAATAATCCAGAGGCGACAACACTCGTTAATACCTGAACCTCGTCAACAAATGGTGAAACCGTACCTACTACACCTGTAGCGGAAGCCCCCGTAAGCGCGACGGTAACACTCGGAACAGCAACCGAACCTGCCGAGCTATACGCATCGCTTGCGTAAGGAAAGTTTCCGTACATGATCTATTAGGTTGTTGACAAACGTAGTAGAGCGGTAGAGGTTGTGTTTGACGGCATCGTTAAGGTAAAAGTGCCGGAAGTTACCGTCTGGGCAGTAAATGTATGTACGCTCACTGCTTTATCGCTCTGCGTGCTGTTGTAAATAAGAACGCAATCAAACGAGGCGAACGTAACCGGCGAACCTGACGACCCATATATAATAGAAGCTGATGGGGTCCAGTAGCCTACACCGGCTGTAGCCGACGTATTAGTTGACGCAGGTGCACTAGCGTTAGTAACGGTGACCCCGCCTGCCGTATAGTTTGCACTTGTCACCTCGCCTACGGACGTATAAGCCGTAGTCGAAGCATTAATAGTCGCCGAAGCTAGATACAGAGCCGCCTTAAATGTATCCGCTGCTGAAGAACCGCGAGTGGGCGCAGTACCGAAGTTATGGGTAGCGGTAAGTAGCTCTCCCAAAAACGAAGTGCACATGCTTTGCGTGTTTGCCATTTTTAAAGCTCCTTAAAAAGATGCGGCAACTGGCAGGCCGCTAACTGTGTACTTTTTCAGTACCATATCAACAGAACGATGTACCAGCTCACCGTCCAACCAATACTCAACCCAAGTAATAGTTTCGTTCTCGTTGTCGATAACTCCCGTTTTTTTATCGAGTTGAGAGTCGTCAAGTTCGCCTTTTGTAGTAGTAATAATCATAAATACCCTTTAAACAAATCGCAACAATGCGGTAGCTACTGTGTTTGCTGGCATGGTGACAGTAAAAGTCTGATTACTACAAGTTTTATCCGCCCCAAAATCCAATACTGCTATAGACGCGTTAGCGTTTGTAACGTTATAAATCAAAGCCCCACGCGCAGTAAACGAAGCATTCGTCCATTGTGCATTGTTAAAGTTGATGTACACGACTCCATCAGGGCTAGTTCCAATCGTGACTCCAGTTAGCTGTTGCCCACCAGCAGAATACCCGGTTCCAACAACTTCGTTGTTAGCCGTATATGCCGTGGTGCTAGGTCCTATTGTAGCGGTACCTGTATATAAAGCTATCCAAATAGCGTCAGTAGACAAGTCTTGCTGCCCTTGCAAGACTTGCTGCTTATAACTTGTCGTCAGTCCTTGGAGGATAGCCATTACTGATTAACCTTAATCTTAGCTTGACCGTCACGGTACGCATCACCGCGCTCAAGACCTGTACCCAGACGGTTCAACTGACTTATAGCGTCTTGGAATTTCTTCTCATAGTACGCCATCATGTCCTGTTCGCCTTTCATAAAGATGTATGCCTCTACCAGACAGCCGTACAGCAAAACGGGATCGTAGTTGTCGCCAAGCCATGAAGTGCCTGCTGTGACAATTGATTCTGGGTAATGGTAGTAATGAAGCTCCATTTGATAGGCCGCGTTAGGGGTAGGGCCAAGAATAAAACTTAGTTCTGTAGTAACCACCCCAGACGCCACAGTAGGGCCAAACAAAGCGTAAAACTTAGGTAACCCCGTATCTGTAGTAGGGTGGGGGTAAGCCTCTCGTATAAAATTTACATCTTTATTTAGTAGGTACGTATACGCGCCGGTGCCGTCTATTACAGCTAAAGAAAACGTCGCTAGAAAGTCAGTTGGGCACGACAAATACTTATTTCCACTTGCTGCATACCCCGTTACGTTCTTACGCAGCGCAGGTATTTGTACGGAGTTGTAAATGCGTTCTTCAGCCTGTTGAACAAAAACAGGGATATTAGCTACGAATGTCGATTCGTAGTTCTGTGTGTAAGACTGAATGTCAGCTACTAACGCCGCATAGTTCACAACTTACTCCTTACGCCATAGGGCCACGGCACATAAAACCTTTAGTCGCAGCGCCAGCACCACGCATCTTTATGCCGTCCCGCTTCACATCGTCACGCCCGGGGTCGCCTGCGCTTACACGCTGCACGCCCGTGCGAGGACCAAGCTCTTTAGCGCTCTTAGTTTGTGGGTCAGACTTGTCGCTTGGGGGCATCATGGTGTGAGGTTCGGCGTAAAACTCAGCAGAACCTACTTCTTTCCCCATCAGTTTCTTAGAAAACTTAGCCATTATCGACCCCTTCCAGTGGACTTTTGGTTCATAGCACGAGCCATATTACGACCATACTTACGCATAGCCTCGCCTGTTACGCCGCCTTTAGCCATCTTGTGCATACGCTTTTCGTGAGCTTTGACTTCTGCCTTAGCTACCTGCTTCATCTTGTCCATATCCTACTCCTATGAAATAGTGATGGTTACATCACCTACTACGCCGGTCAATGTTAGATAGTTTGGCGTTAACCCAACATCATACGAACTTGCTCCACCTACAGGGTTCCACCCCCACTGAATTACCCTACTACCTTCGCCCGGGGGTCCTGCATCGTATGCAGTTGGTAGCTGTAGCCCGGTATTCCCAGAGGAATAGTAACTGTGATCTGGGCGTGGCTCCCGCACTGCTTGCGGGTCGTCCACTGGGTATAAACCTAATTTTAACTGCGGATGGTCGGGGTCCCAACAAGTTTTACAAACCTTCTCGTTGATGATATTACCTTTGACCACCAACTTCCTAAGTTCTTTTAGCTTAAACCGGAACCCGCACCTATCGCACTCGGCAATAGACCTGTATCCAGCGGAAAACTTATTACCCATTATCTCGACCTAAACATTCTAGGTACAAACCGAGACGTGGCTTTCTCCCTATCCTCACCAGCCGCCAAGTCAAATTGCTCGTCGTATGCCGCCTTCAGTATCTGTAGCCGGTCAGTACCCTCGGGTATCTTCATGGCGATGTAGTACGCCAAACCTGCGGTAATGCAAGGCAAGAATCTAAAGCTCATGTCCGCAGTCTGCATACCGCTACCGGCATCCTCAATACGGCGCATACGCCAGTAAACGAACTGATACGGGGTAGAGTTATCGGGCGTAGGCCAGACCGTTATAGTCGGCGGGTTCGGCACATACACAGGAGCGGCTGCGGTATGCGACGCTGCCGTAGTGTTAGCTTGCCCCCGCACACAGTTCTCTAATGACTGAGTAGCGGTGTTCAAATACCCGTAGTAGATGATCTCGTTATCAATTTGTACAAACCCAGCAGACGCTAAGTTATATACAGAACCTACGGGAATAGTAGTAACGGTAGCGTTAATCGTAGACGCCAACGTAGTCCCAGACGGGGACTTCTGCCCAGAAAGCCGCTGCACCCATACCTGAATAGGTCTGGCTTGTTGCAACTTGTTTGGGATCGTAGCGTAAGTAGAGACTGAAATCCGCGTGATGTTCAAGTCGGCTTGGGTGGACTCGACGTTAGCCCCAGTGCGGATGACGTGTTCCATCAAGTCTACCGTGTCATACGGCAACGCGTAGGTGTTTACGCCGGGGGTAAGGTTGATAGTACCTTGCTCAATCGTCCACATGTTAATGCCACGATTGACCCACTCGATAGTCATCAAATTCATGCTACGGCGGGCAGTGCGCAAGTCGTAGCCAGAGCGCATCTCGCGCCCTGCGCGTTCAAATGCCTCTTCTGCTATCTCGACAAATTCGAGATCAAATTGCGTTGTGCCCGATGTAGTCATTTACTTTTTCATCCCTTTTAGGGTCTGTGCTAGACGTGCCCGCTGCCCGATTTTTCCGGGCTTCTTCGCAGCGGCAGCAAGTTTCTTTGCCGGGATGGGCTGTCCCTCTTTTGCGCCAAGTTGAGCACGAAGCGCACCGGGTTTCTTTATTGCCTTCTGTATCCATTTTTCAGCCATTATCTAAACCTCGCCGTTTTCTTAGCTATGCCTTTGGGCTGTGATACAAACTGCTTACCTTTTGCTTTACCTTCTCGCTTGGCCTTCGTAGTGGCAGCATACTCGGCAGGGCTTAAAGCCTTAATCGCATTTTCCGGCAGATACCGCTCTCCGGTTTTTGACGATGGCTTTCCGCTTTTAGTGCGCCATTTCTGCTGTGTCCAGTTCTTTAGGCTTTGCTGAGAAGGTTTCATCCTTTATAGCCCCCACCCTTTTCCTTGTACCGCTTGGCAAGGAGTTGAGCTTTTCTAGCTGACCACTGTCCTGCGGCGGTACCCTGAGTCGCTGAGTTCTTGATCTGATTAAACAGAGCTTTCCTCATACCGGGCTTGGTGTAATTACCCGCCTCGTTGACTTTGGATACCTTACCACCTTCCTTGTACAGTTTGACAGGCTCACTCCCATCTCGCTTTACCGTGGTCTTAGGCATCTTTTTGGGGTTTATGCACCCCATGCCACGAGAGGCACGCATATCAGCACTTGCCGCCGTAAGCCATCTTGACGATCTTGCCTTTGGTTTTACCCTTCTTGGCAAGGCCATCAATGCTAGGAGCCGCAGTCTTGACTGCACCACCTTTTTTCATGCCTTTCATTTCGGCTTTTTCATGCTTGATCATCGACTTAGGTGCGCCCTTTTTCTTCATGAACGCAACTTCTTTAGCCATCATCTTTTTGGACTCAGCCATCCTACACCATCCTTCCTTTAGTTTTACCGCGTTGAGCGCAACCATCTGCGCGTTTAGAAGCTGAACTAATTACCCCACCTTTGGCTTTCTTAACGGGCTTAGTTGGCCCCTCATCCGGCGACGGTGGCTTCATACCTTCTTTGAAAGTATCAGCTTCCTTCTTGTCTTTACCTTGTGCAGGCGGGACATAGGGCTTTTCTTCCCTCAACTGCTTTTTGAGTTCTTCAAAAGTAGGCGCAGCCATTAGATCATCCTGCCTTTCGTCTTACCACGCTGGGCGCAGCCATCAGCACGCTTGGAAGCGGAACCCACGGAACCGCCTTTTTTGTACCCAACGCCAGCTTTTACACGCTCAACCGCCAAGTCCATTTTGCGCTTGTCACGTGTAGCTTTAGTTTCTTTGTCGCGGTTGTATTTATCCAGCGGAGAAGAATCAGAACCGTCGCGGGTAGCTTGACCACGCTTCATCACGTTCGCGCCAGATTCCATAGCGTTTACACTGATAGGAAACTCTTGCGTACCTCTAGGACGAGGGCGAGGTGTTTTAGGGCGGGGGCGGGGGCGCGGGGTAACGTCAGGCTCCAGCGCAAGATTTCTGCCGGGACGCATACCATCGTCTTCAGCAGGAGAACCGGCAAAAATTTTATCTTTGCCTTCTTCGTCGCTCATGCCACCAACGGCGTACCGTTTGGTTTTCTTCATGACTTACCTCCAAAAAAGTGCACCACTAGCGCGGTTATAATGTTACTTACCCCACCTATAAACATAAGTACCTTCCAGCCGCCTTCAGCCTGTGACAACTTCTTGTCGATATTCTGTAGCGATTGCTTTATGGACTCCATGTCAGAGACGAGCTTATCCATATCATCTTGCAGATGTTTTATGTCATTAGCGTGAGTAGCTAACTCACGAGCAGTTTCAATTTCTGGAGCTACCATGTTTAACACTTCCAAGCTCTCAAAGATTTATTAATGCGGCTATTCGGGTCGTTAGCTGTTTTAGATGAAGTCAGCTTTTTCTTCATCCCTGACATACGGGCACAGAAGGACTTCTTCCGTGGCCCGCCTTCAGGTTGAGGAGCCTTAAGGCCCGGTTTTCCCGGGTTGGCTTTGTTATACGAAGCTCTCCCCTTGGCGTTCAAGCCGCCTTTAGGGTTCTTACCTTCTTTACGCTGCCAAGCAGGGGATTTAGCCATAGAAC